GAGTACCCGCCTTCCAGCTTTAACACGACTTCCAGTGCGCGTGGAAAATCGTCCTTGATTGTTTGTCCATTTTTTTCGCTCATAACGCGCCCGTTTTGTTTTTGATTATTTTTTCCAGCACTCTCTCAAAAAAGAAAAGCGAGCGCGTCCCCATATGACCAGAAACGGCTACCAGCGCAGCGGTTAAAATCTGAGGAAACGAAGACAATTCACACAGATAAAAAGTAACGATTCCAACAAACGCTGAAATAACCAATTCACCAATTAACTCGACGATGTTATGTGCCTTAGCTTCTCCGCGCTTTAATCGCTGAATGAAATTGACTACACCGCCCCAAACCGAGAGAAATAAAACCCACGCATAAGTAACAACAGAATAACCCAGCGGGTCTTTGTCGATCATTTTCATTTCTCCCCCGCTTGCGCGTCTAATTATGCCGCCGATGAAGCTGGCACTATTTGCAAGTATAACGGGTGCGCTGGCTCGCTAGTGGTTACAGCCGAAACCGCATCCCAAAAAATTCCATCGGGATAATTTTCTGCGCCTATCAGTTTAATGAGCTGTCGCCCAGCACCGCACGGCGCGTCGATCAAATCGAAATCCACGCCATTGTGAACACTCATACCAGCGTAGTGAACACCGTTGAAAAGAAAAGGTACTGTGATATTGACTGCGTTCATGTTGTTTTACCTCTGAAAATTACAATAAATTATGTAGTAGTGCCGATAAGCTTGTATTCGTCTTCCGCTGTGAGTTTCAGCACAACAAAATCACCTTGCGCTAAAACTAAACTGCCGCCCTTTGGTGGGATGATCGTCACGCCACTACCCGCAACAATCGTCAAACCACCCGCGCCACGCGCTTCTATTTGATACTCGGCATTGGCCGGTATTGCAGCGGTCGCGTTCGGCTGCACGGTTAAAGTTACGGCAGAAGCGTTGGAGAAATAATTGTAGGTTCCGTTGATTAAATCAGCGAGGTTGTATGTCGTTGAATTTTTTTCAAACACACGCGAGTTTGCCGCACCGTCAGCTAGCTCGTAAATACCGAAGCTACCATCGTGAATTATGTACGCATCAAACGAGCCGTTAGCGCCAGCGCCAAAAACATTCCCGCCAATCGTTATGTCGTGAGTCGAAAAAAGCATGTAAATCTTTTTAACGCCCTGCGTCAAATTATTATAGACCGGCGTAACCGTACAATCAGAAGTGCCACCAGCAAAAACCCACCCTGCGGCAGCACTTTCTTCAGCGGTCATGGTGTAAGTAGAACCTGACCCCGTGTTGATAACTGCAACGGCGCGAGCTGCTAATGTCTGCCCTTGTAGTTTCCAAATGGCATCGGTTAGCTGGTCGTTTTCAGCAACCGCTACATTCGTCGGCGTGCCTGATGGCAATAACCACGGATAAACCGTCGGCAATAAAACGCGCTCAATAAATACAGTAGAATAAATCTCACCTGCACCAGTGGATGCAGCAGAACCAAGCCCATATCCTGTTCTTGTAACGCTGCATTTATGACGCAACTCCAAAACGGTTGTTGTTGATAGAGTTAAGTGCTGAACAATTACGCTTTTTGTGCAGACAGGATTACTTGTGCTCAGGCTATTGTCAGTGGTGTTTTCGCTTGTGCCAACAATTAAATTTCCTGTATCGCCGCTCACACCAAACAACACGGCTTGATGCTGATTAACATCAAGCCCCGGTGCGTGTGCAGTGACTATATAAGTGCCAGCGGGCAATGTTATCCGATTGTTGCTTAATGACGCGCCGGATATTGTGTTGGTGATGATTGTGTTTAGTGTGCGAGTCTGCCAACTTCCAGCAGTAAAAGTGCCACCATCCACGCCGTTGGGCTTTGAATCTACAACGGAAAAAATCTGTCTCGGCGAAGTGGTTGAGCTTACACCACGCGCCGGATTGTTTAGCACAAACTTATCTAATGCAGAATCGTAGGACAAAATTAAATGAAAACCCAAGCCGGAAATATCACCAATTTCCAGCGGATTATTTGAACCTTTCACAATCGGCTTTGCACCTAAGCCATCGGGGTTAAATGTCGGGGTAGTGGTAGTGTTCGCCGTGTTGCAACGCACAATCATCAACCTGCCGTCTGTCAACTGATCGGTAGCAGGAAAAAAAGTAGCGGTAATTGCATCACTTGTACCGCCTGCAACCGCGTACATGATTGCAGTATTTCTCACGGCTTGCTCTATATAATCTGCAAGCGTAGCAACAGCAACGCTATCGGCAATGTTGTTTGTCTGAGAGTCTGCAACATACTGGGCAAGCGCAGCAGAAATCGTTGACACTTGCAGAAGCACTTTATTTTCTAGCTCGTTTCGCGCAATTCCGACTTGATGCCCGCCTGTTCTTTCAGCGTCAGCCGTGTATGCTGCTTGGTCGAGAATATCCCCACCAGTAGCGCTTGCGCCAAACTGTAAAATCTCATTCGTTGCCATAATTAAACCCCGTTATATGTGATGCCTACGCCCGCAATTTTCACAGGAATCAAATCGTTCTCTATGAGCGCAATCCCGAAAGCATCAAAATCTGCAATAGTGTAATTCAACACCATGCTCATGTCTAAGTTATCTGTGATAGTGATGATTTTGGACGGAAAAGCCGCATCAAAAATCGCATAAATATCGTCGGTAGTTCTACGTCTTATATTAGCCTGAATCTTGGCCTTGATGATCCGACGGTAATAGTCATCAGGCAAATCATGTAAAGCGGTTCCTGCACTGTGCTTGCCTCGCCAAATGCCCGCATCCCATCCCGTTGGTATTGAAACTTGCCACGAAAAATACACATCAGAAATCGGCAGGGGAACCCGTCTGGAAACGCCAACCCACAACCCAATCCAATCAAGCTGAACACCCCTAGAAGTTTCTACATTGATCGTTTGCAGTGTAGAAACCCCAACATCCTGCATTGCAACTACAGGCGTTATAGATTCGCTCACAGTCGCAGAATATCTAGGCTGATTCCTGTGCTGCGCCGGAATTAAATTCAAATAATTTTCTACGCTATAACCAATCATGTCACTGTAACCGTAATGTCAGACACAGAGCAGGTTGCCATTTCGGTATAAGCAATAGTGACATCCGCAAACGCTGGCGCATCAGCAAGTTTCGCAATTTTCAAATCAGTAAGGTTGTAAGTTTTTCCGCCGTCCAAACCGTTCAAAGTTGCAGGAGCAAATAATCGCGTGATTAAAACATCCTCACCAATCGCCAGCGCATTTATTGCGTCGGCAATCGACTGCTTTAACTCTGTCTCGTAGTCGCTGACATAACCCGTCAGAGCAGTAATAGCAACAGTCGCTTTAATTCCTACGCCGGCAGGTCGATAAAAATTGATCGTCTTAACAACGCCACGCGAGTCTGTATAGCTACCTGTAGTCGTTCCTTGAGTGCCGCAGCCCGGCGGTTTGTTGTCACCAATAGCGTCGATAATGTCTTGTGTGTCACCGCCCAACACAACCGCTGCAATTGTGTGAGCAACCAACCCATCAGAATTGGTGCTATTAGTATCATTCTCATACACCCTTTGCTCAGTCACGCCGTCCACATCAGCAATGCCTGACTCGATTGCGCCAACCGTATCGTATGCGGTGATCATTGTTGATAGCTGTTGTCTTAATCTTAGCTCTGCATCTGTCTCAGCGGTCACACCCGCCACAGCAGCCAGTGGATTCGTGACCGAAACCCACCCCCTCTGGGGTGTACCAATCTGATTCAATGCGCCAGCAGCGGCAGTGATAGCGCCCTCTGTGTCACAAGTAGCGGTAACTGTGATAGTGCCGCCGACCGGAATCACTGTATTAGTCGGGATGCTCCACAAATTGCCCAGAGCGTCCCTGATTTTTCCAGCTGCAATCGTCGTGCCAACCGTGCCGACTACATTCACATCAGCGGTAGAGTGTGTTGCAGCGCGTCTAGTGATTCCGTTGATTGCCACATTGCGAGTTAATGCGTCACCGATACCAAGCGCAGGTGAAAAACTGGTATAAACACCTGAAAAAACATTGCACAAATCGTAAACGGATTGGGCGAACAGAGCCAAGAATGCGCCATCTTGCGAGTCGGCATCAATGTAAATATCAGCACCATAAATCACGCGATAAGCATCTTGGTATCGCTGAAACAGCGTAGGAAAATCGGGAAAGTGGAACCCGTCTTGATCGATATAAATTAAATCTGTGATGTTCACGCGCTCACCTGTGCAGTGCCATAAATTGTTTCGATTGTACACGCAACCGATAGCGTTCTAGTATCTCGATCTAGAGTAGAAAAATAAGTGCCATCCACTATTTCTACCACGCCTTCAGTCTCTAAAATCCTTCTACGCAATAACGCATCGGCAGTCACATCAGTACCCTTTCCGAGGATGCCATTTTGCCACGGAGTACCATCTTCCAAATCCAGATACCACTCGCCAAGCCACAATGCCAGCCTTGTTTTTACAGCCTGAGCAACCGCAAGCGAATCGTCAATATAAAAATCTTGCAACTGATGACCAAACAACATATCGCCGGCGCTGTCTAATTTCCTGTATCTCATGGTATTGGCTTCCCTGCAAGCGGCGTTACATTATCCAAAGCAAAATGACCGTGGTTTTTCAGTGAAATAGTGGCCGCTATCACATCATTAGTCGCTTCAATTTTTCCAGTCTGCGCTGTGTTGCCGGTTATAGTTTGGTTTCCGATTTGAACAATATCACCAGTCAAAAACATGGTGCCGAATGTCGAGTAAATATCACCGTTTTCGTCCAGCTTCCAAAATGCAGACCTATCTTCTAGCCGTATCTCTATGCCATCATCCTGCACATTTGTTAATTTTTTTGCTTGGCTTGTCGGTGCAAAAATAGCAAACCCATCAGATAAATCATGCATTCGCGATTCGACGGGTTCTTGCTCGCCACCACTCTGCCACCATCCATCTATTGCTCTAGACGCAAAAACAATTAACACCTCATCACCGGCTTTGATCGGTAGCGTCACTGCAAAGCCACCGGCACGCGGCCAGCAGATCGGCACATCAACTGACATCGGCATGGATATACTTTCGCTATTGCCATCGGGTTTTGATTGCGACCCTTTTACATTCGGCTGCGCTGAAATTGTCTGTGCAACCAAATCTACAGCCGTCACCGTTGCAGGTAACGCCGTCCACATATTCGCCTGCGCGTCCTCCATTGCTGAGCGTAACGCTTCCTCTGGGTCGTCGTATTTCTCGCGTCTATCAGCCATTGCCTGTAACCTTTTTGCCATCTGGAGTATCGCCAAGCGGCACACATACCCCATCAATATACCAATCATTCCCGCGTGAATTGCCTGCAATGTCCAAGCTAACAACGCGATAAAAACCATCAGCAGTAATCTCAACAGGTTCTTTTTTTTCGGCACTGTCAGGCTGCCCGCTGGCATTATCATCTAACTTTGCCGCTTGAATGTCTCGCTCATTTATTTGAATTGCACCACCAACAACTATCGCCGGATTTATCAGGCATCGGAACTTTATTCCGTCACTGGTTTGCTCAGGAGTTCCCACCAAACCAGAGCGGCTATTCAACTGCACGGCTGTATTAGGTAGTACACCTTTCAGTGCAACAACCTGCACCCTGCCGTTTTGAATTGACCAGCTGCATCCAGTCGATTGCGCCGATTGCCGGTTATATTTTCTTGCATTGCCATACATCACTTTTCCGCGAGGCAATGGCGGCGTATCAGTGGCACTATCAACATGACCCTCAGCAACGCCAAACTGCTTCATTGCTTTCGCTGTTTCCTTTATTTGGTCTCGCTGCGTTGCGCCTGCCGATAATGTCGCGTTCACTACAGAGAAATTGTAACCCTCGTCACCATCCGCCGCTTGAATATCAATA